TGATTTAGACACAGGCGATTGTTATACCGTTAGAGAAAGAGATGGTCTTATTGAAAGAGCCGGACATATTCAAACAGTAAACAGAAAGGTCAGAGTTGAGACTGCCAAAGGAATAAAAACATTATTAAACGGTTAAGAAAATGAGTTTAGATAAAAAGATTATAAGCGAGATTGAAAGATATAGAAGTATTAACAACTACATCTTGGAACAAGCAGCGGCACCACCAGATTTGGGAGCATTAGCACCAGCACCTGGTGAGGTAGGAGCGGGAGCACCACCTCCACCGGCACCTGCAGAGGCAACACCTCCAGCAGCACCTGCGGCACAAGAACCTCAAAAAATTGATGTTGCAAATGACCCTGATGTTGAGAAACTTGACGATGAAGGAAAATCTGATAAGAAGAAAGATGAAGACGCAGGCGGAACTGAAGAATTAGAAATCACAGATTTAGTTGATTCACAAAAGAACATAGAACAAAAACAAGAAGAATATTTCCAAAACTTATTCTCACAACTTTCAAACTTAGAGTCAAAGTTAGGTGAGATGGATTCAATCATGAACAAACTTAACGCTTTGGAAAATAAGATTGAAAAATATAGAGAGAAAACACCACAAGAAAAATTAGAATTAAGAACTTTGGATTCTTATCCATTCAATCAAAAGTTATCACAATTTTTCGATGACAAACAAGATGAAATGGAAAAGACAGGAAAAAATGATTATGTTTTAACAACGGATGATGTTAAAGATATCAACGTAAGTGATATCAAAAACTCATTCCAACCAGGAGGTGACTTAGATAACTACAAATAATAAAAGGGACTGAAAAGTCCCTTTTTAATTTGACATATAGGGGTTTCCCAATTATATTTAATAAACAATTAAAACACTTTAAAATGAGTAATGTATTAGATGCCGTATTGGCGCAGTATGAAAAAAATCAAATCGGGGGCGGGGCCCAATCCAAAATGTCGCAAGACGAAAGAATGAAAAAGTATTTCGCTTTAATCCTTGGGGATAAAGAGAAATCAGGTCAAAGAAGAGTGAGAATTCTTCCTACACCAGATGGTTCTTCACCATTCAAAGAAGCTTGGTATCATGAAATCCAAGTAGGTGGTCAATGGCAAAAGTTCTATGACCCAGGAAAAAATGACAATGAGCGTTCACCTTTGAATGAGGTTTACGAAGAATTGATGTCAACAGGTAAAGAATCCGACAAAGAATTGGCAAAACAATACAAATCACGTAAGTTCTACATCGTGAAGGTTATTGACAGAGACAATGAACAAGACGGACCAAAGTTCTGGAGATTCAAACACAACTACAAGAATGAAGGTATCTTAGATAAAATCATTCCAATTTGGAGAAACAAAGGTGATATCACTGACCCTGAAAATGGTCGTGACCTTATCATTGAATTGGCAAAATCTAAAACTCCAAAAGGTAAAGAATACACAACTGTTTCAGCAATTATGTATGAAGACCAAGCACCTGTGTCTACAGATAAAGACCAAGCAAAAGAATGGGTTAATGATGAATTGACTTGGACTGATGTTTATTCTAAAAAACCTGTAGAATATCTTGAGGCAATCGCAAGAGGAGAAACTCCAAAATGGGATTCTGAAAAAGGTGGATATGTTTACGGAGACGCAACTGTGTCTGAAGAAACAATTGGTGGTTCAAAATCATCTTCAAAGAAAATTGAAGACCCACAAGCGGATGCTGATGTGGACTCAGATTTACCATTCTAAATTTATAACCAAAGGGTGGTGAAAGCCACCCTTATTTTTTTATTATATGGCAATTAAGAAAAACAATTTCAATAAAGTAAAAGAGAAGTTTTCAACTTCAGCAAAATATAAACCTCAAAGGTTCCTTGATTTGGGTGGTGACTTTTTGGATGCGGTTGGTCTTCCAGGCCCTGCCATAGGACACCTTAACATGTTCTTGGGTCACTCAGATACAGGTAAAACAACAGCAGCAATTAAGGCGGCTGTGGATTGCCAAAAGAAAAAAATTCTTCCTGTTTTTATCATCACAGAACAAAAGTGGTCTTTTGACCACGCAAAACTTATGGGTTTTGAATGTGAAGAAGTGGTTGATGAAGAAACAGGTGAAATGGATTGGAACGGATTTTTTATCTTCAACAACAATTTCAGTTATATTGAGCAAATCACAGATTATATAAATTCACTATTAGATGCTCAAGAAAAAGGTGAGTTGGATTATGAAGATGAGGAAGGTTCTCAATCACCAAGTTTATGTTTCATTTGGGACTCTGTTGGTTCTGTACCTTGTAAAATGACCTTTGATGGTAAAGGTGGTAAACAACACAACGCTTCAGTTTTATCAGATAAAATTGGAATGGGTATCAATCAAAGAATTTCAGGTTCAAGAAAGGCTGACTCCAAATGGGAAAACACTTTAATCATCATTAACCAACCATGGGTTGAACTTCCTGATAATCCTTTTGGACAACCAAAGATTATGGCAAAAGGTGGTAATGCTGTTTGGTTAAACTCATCATTGGTGTTTTTGTTTGGTAATCAAAAAGGTGCTGGTACAACTAAGATTACGGCAACTAAAGATAAGAGAAGTGTCAAGTTTGCGGTAAGAAGTAAAGTATCTGTATTGAAAAACCACATCAATGGATTAGGATTTGATGACGGTAGAATTATTGTTACACCTCATGGATTCTTGGCGGGTAAAGATTCAACTGAAGAGAAATCCTCAATAGAAAAATACAAAAAAGAATACGCTGACTATTGGAAAGAAATCATCGGTACTGAAGGTGATTTTGATTTGAAAGAAGAAAAAGAAGATTGATTGTTTCACCACTAAATTGAATATGTGACTAAGACATTGTTGGTAGATGGGGATAACCTGTTTAAAATTGGATTCCACGGGGTCAAAGAACTCTATAGCGGAGGTTCTCACATAGGTGGAGTATATCACTTCATTAATACACTTAGGCGATTTTTGGAGGAGCACAATCATGATAAAGTGGTTGTATTTTGGGACGGTGATTCCAACTCTTCAATAAGAAAGTCAATCTATCCACAATATAAGGGTAACCGACGTCAGGATATGAATGAGTACAAATACGAATCTTACTTGCAACAAAAGGCAAGAGTAAAGATGTATTTGGAGGAGGTTTTTGTCCGACAGGTTGAAATGATTAATAATGAAGCCGATGATTTGATTGCTTACTATTGTAAGGTGGCAACCAATGAAAACATTATTATCTTCTCAGCAGATAAAGACCTTACACAACTCATTTCTGAAAGGGTTACAATATTCTCTCCAGTTCACAAACAGTATTTCAAAAACGGGTCTAAGATATCAATTAACAAAGTAGATATTCCCCATGAAAACGTAACTGTTTGTAAAGTTTTCACAGGTGATAAATCAGATAACATAGATGGTATTGAAGGATTGGGTGAAAAAACCTTAATCAAATTATTTCCAATTTTGCTTGAAAAACCATGCACTGTGAGTGAAATATTGGATAATGCCCGAAATATCACGCAGAAAAAACCTATTAAAAGTTTATCTAATATTTTGACTGGTAAGACAAAAAGCGGTATACTTGGAGAAGAGTTTTATACCATAAATTCACAAATTGTTGACCTCAACAATCCCCTCATTACAGAAGAAGGAAAACAACTTGTTGAGCAAATTCATACAGATACCATAGACCCCACAGATAGAGGATATAAAAATTTAATGAGACTGATGATGGAAGACGGTCTTTTTAATTATCTTCCCAAGAATGATGAAGCTTGGGTCAACTTCCTAAAACCATTCATGAAATTAACTAGAAAAGAAAAAAGAAACACAAACAAAAATTAAAACTATGAAAGAACAGGACAGCACGAAAATGGAATTCCTTCTAACTCTCAATGACAACATTGTTGTACAAAGATTCTTTAATGTTAGGGGTTACAATCCTAAAGCAAAGAATTCAATGGAGTTGTATGAATTCATTAAATCTTTGAGTGAAGAACTGCATTATTATTTGAAAATGAAAACCGTTGTTTACATGATGGACAACAGAGATGCGATAGAACATGACGCATCAATTATGGAAACTTCTTTCACCGAAGGACCAGAAAATTTCAACATCTATGTTAAGGTTGGAGAGCAGACAATTTGTCATAGAATTCTCAACGGAAAAATGTATCCTCCAAAAGTCCGTTATACAGTGGACGTAAGACCATTTTTGAAAGAGGTCTTAAGAGAGCTAACTGACATTTTTTCAAATAACAAATTAACTTACAAATATTTGGAATTTGATTTGAGTAAGTAAGTATTTAATAATACAAGGGGGATAGAAAAGAAGATATGAATAAAAATTTTGATTACTTAGGGAATACATTCCAACTACAATTAATTAACCAAATCATAGAAGATAAGGAATTTGCATCATCAATAATTGATGTAATTGAGAGTTCTTATTTTGACAACAAATACTTCAAAATCATCTTACAGATGATTAAGGAGTATCATACAAAATATGAATCATGTCCTAACTTTGAAACCTTGGAACAGATTGTAAAATCTGAAATAACACAGGAATTGGTTGCTAAAATTGTTTTGGATACTCTAAAGCAAATCAAAGACGCACCATTTGAAGGGACGGTTTTTGTACAAGAAAAAGCCTTAAAGTTCTGTAAACAACAGGAGCTTCAAAAAGCCATGGATAAGGCTCAAAAGATTATCACAGAGGGTGATTTTGAATCTTATGATAAAGTTGAAGGACTTGTTAGAGAAGCCCTTCAGGTAGGTGAAGTTGAAAAGAATGTTTCAGATATCTTCACAGGACTTGAGACTGTTTTGGATGAAGACTATAGACATCCGATTCCTATGGGTATTTCGGGAATTGACAAGTTACTTAAGGGAGGTTTAGCCAAAGGTGAGATTGGGGTAATTCTTGCACCAACTGGTGTGGGTAAAACAACCATCCTTACCAAAATTGCAAACACAGCTTTCAATTTGGGATATAATGTACTTCAAATTTTCTTTGAGGACAACCCCAAAATTGTTCAAAGAAAGCACTTCACAATATGGACAGGTATTGAACCAGATAACTTAGCAAACCACAAAGATGAGGTTATGGGTAAGATTACTGAGATTCAAGAAACAATGAAGAACAAGTTAATTTTGAAAAAACTTGCTTCTGATACTATGACTATGAATCAAATCAAAAACCAAGTCAGAAAAATGATTGCTGATGGTACAAAGATAGATTTGATTTTATTGGATTACATTGATTGTGTGTTACCTGAACAAAGTGCTAAAGATGAATGGAAAGCTGAAGGTTCAGTTATGAGAGGTTTTGAAGCAATGTGTCATGAACTTAATCTTGTTGGTTGGACAGCAACTCAGGGAAACAGAAGTTCAATTTCATCTGAAGTTGTAACAACTGACCAAATGGGTGGTTCAATTAAGAAAGCTCAAGTAGGACATGTAATCATTACCGTGGCTAAAACACTTCAACAAAAAGAAATGAATTTAGCGACAATTGCCATCACAAAGTCCCGTTTAGGTAAAGACGGTGTTGTCTTTGAAAATTGTAAATTCAACAATGAACTTCTTGAAATTGATACTGAATCTTCTGTAACATTCTTGGGCTTTGAGGAGCAACAAGAAGAAAGAAAAAGAGATAGAGTTAAAGAGCTTCTTGAGAAAAGAAAAGAGAGAGAATCTCAGAAAAAAACACTTTAATTAAATATCTACTTTTTTGAAAAAAAACTTATTTTTTTTTATTAAATTGCAGGTCTGTTGGTGTAGGACCGCATATTTATCATAAAAATCCCCGATTTTTTAATAAAAAAACTACACCTAAAAATTTACAAAATGGACATTTCGAACAGAATTTTATCGGATATCACAGTGTATATGAAGTACGCAAAGTATATCCCAGAGCTTAAGAGAAGAGAAACATGGCAGGAGTTAGTAACAAGAAACATGGAAATGCACATCAAGCATTACCCTCACCTTGAAAAAGAAATCCGTGAGAATTACATGTATGTTTACAGAAAACAAGTATTACCTTCAATGAGGTCAATGCAGTTTGCTGGTAAACCAATTGAAATCTCACCTAACAGAATTTACAACTGTGCATTTGCACCTATTGATGACTGGAGAGTATTTTCAGAAATCATGTTCTTATTATTAGGAGGAACGGGTGTTGGTTATTCAGTACAAAAACATCATGTTGAAGTTCTACCTGAAATCAGAAAACCTTCCAAAGAAAGAGGTAGAAGATGGTTGGTGGCAGACTCAATTGAAGGATGGGCTGATGCTGTAAAAGTATTGGTGAAGTCATACTTCTTTGGTGGTTCACATATTCAGTTTGATTTTAGTGATATCAGACCTAAAGGTGCAAGACTTGTAACATCAGGTGGAAAAGCTCCTGGTCCTCAACCACTTAAAGAGTGTTTGATTAAGTTAGAAGGTATCTTGGATTCAAAACAAGATGGAGATAGATTAAGACCAATTGAAGTTCATGATATGGTATGTCACATTGCAGATGCGGTGTTGGCGGGTGGTATCAGAAGAGCGGCTCTTATTTCACTCTTCTCAGCAACTGATGAAGAAATGATTGGATGTAAGAGTGGTTCTTGGTGGGAACATAACCCACAAAGAGGTAGAGCTAATAACTCCGCTGTTCTTATGAGACACAAAATTACCAAAGATTATTTCATGGATTTATGGAAAAGAATTGAAGCAAGTGGAGCTGGCGAACCCGGTATCTATTTGAGTAATGACAAAGATTGGGGAACTAACCCTTGTTGTGAAATCGCATTAAGACCATTCCAATTCTGTAATTTAACAGAGGTGAATGTTTCAAATGTTGTTTCTCAAGAAGATTATGAAGATAGAGTAAGAGCGGCTTCATTCATTGGAACACTTCAGGCTGGCTATACAAATTTCCATTACTTGAGACCAATTTGGCAAAGAACAACAGAGAAAGATGCTCTTGTTGGAATTTCAATGACAGGTATTGGTTCAGGTGCGGTATTGAACTTAAACATGAAGTCAGCGGCTAAAGTTGTAAAAGAAGAAAACAAAAGGGTTGCTGAACTATTAGGTATTAACCCAGCAGCAAGAACAACAACAGTTAAACCTGCGGGAACTACATCATTAACATTAGGAACATCATCAGGTATCCACGCTTGGCACAATGATTATTATATCAGAAGAGTAAGAGTTGGTAAGAATGAAGCAATTTATTCACATTTGAAAGAAAATCATCCTGAATTAGTTGAAGATGAATACTTCAGACCACATGATACAGCGGTTATTGGTATACCACAAAAAGCTCCTGAAGGGTCTATCCTTAGAAATGAATCTCCAATTCAACTTTTAGAAAGAGTTAAAAAGGTTCAACAAGAATGGATTAAACCTGGTCACAGAAGTGGCTCAAACGCTCACAATGTATCTGCAACTATTTCAATCAGAGAACATGAATGGCCAGCGGTTGGTGAGTGGATGTGGGAGAACAAAGAATATTATAATGGTCTTTCAGTATTACCTTATGATGGTGGAACTTATATTCAAGCACCATTTGAAGATTGTACTAAAGACAAATATGAAGAATTAATGAAAACCCTTCATGATGTTGATTTATCAAAAATTGTTGAGATGGATGATGATACGGACTTGAGTGGAGAGGTTGCATGTGCAGGAGGAGCTTGTGAAGTAACACTTGTGTAGCATGAAAAAAAATAATAAGAAAGGGGAGAAGTCAAAACTTCTCCCTTCTCATTTTTATGAAGAAAATGGTAGAAAAGTTTTTACAGAGGAATATCACCTAAGTCGCGGTTATTGTTGTGG